CAACTCTAATGTCTATATCGACTACGTTACAATGGAGGTGACGTATTCAAACAGCTACTCAGAGACGGTAAACGATTCTTTAGGCGTAACTGATGCTAAAACTTCACTGCTTAATACTATTCGAACATTGTCCAATTCGCTTGGCATAACAGATTCGAAAACTGTAATAAAAGGGATTGTAAGTGTTTTTAACGAATCACTCGGTATTACCGAAGTTAAAACTATTGGTTCTAATGCCTTGGATCTTTCTATTTCGGATTCTCTTGGTTTGAGCGATGTGACTGCTCGTTTGTCAAATAATATCAGGGCTCTCGATGAACATATCGGCATAACTGACATCCGAGTAGTAAAAGAAGGGCCATTTTATGGAAATAATGATTTTTCTGAGGATACAAATTGTGTAGCACTTTGGAATTTAGAGGAAAATAATCTTACAGTTGACTCCAAAGGGACTAATACACTTACGAATACGGGTGTAACGTCAAACATAACAGATTACGCACAAGGCTTAGGTGCGGCCTTTTTTGAAAGAGCAAACGCAGATAGATTGTCTATCGCCGATGCCGATTTAGACTCAGGCTTCCCTTTTAAAAATTCGTCAGGGGCGAGTTCCTTCAGTATTTGTGGTTGGTTCAAATCTTCTTCAATTTCTGATGCTCAAACGATATGTGCAAAAACAGATGCATATTCCGATATCAATCCTAAATTTTGTTTTAGGATATTTATAAATAACAGCAAATTGACTTTTTATATCAGCACGGATGGTTATAGCGTTTTCAAAACATACACACATCAGACTGTTTTGGTTAGTAATGTTTGGTATCATTTTGCTGTTGTTTACGACCATACGAATGGCACTTATCGAATTCGTGTTCACGATGAAGCTCAACATCTTTGTATTGATAAGGTTGGCCCTGCATCTATTCCTCATGTCAACGAAAGCACATTCCGTATAGGGGGATGTTATTCCTCTTATTATTTTAACGGGCTTATTGATGAAGTTGTTGTATTTAATATCGCATTGACTACCGAGGAAATCGATGCCATTTGGGATCAAAGTTTCCCAACAGAATTCGAAGATCCAAACCATCTTATGTCTATCCACGGTTCGTTATACAATTCAAATTTTGTTTTAGCGGGATGGTTATTCGTTGCGGGTACCGTTTGTTACATGACTGCTGGCACAAGTAAAAGTTTTACCACGATAAACATTACAGATCCTGCGAATCCAGTTTTACTTGACCAGATAGTTGATGCGGATAATCTTGATGGCGCAGAAGGCATTGAGGTTGTAGGTAACTATGCTTATGTAGGGGCTACAACATCGAGCAAACTTTTGGTCATAGATGTAACAGATCCATCAGATATTAGTATTGTTGAGTCAATTGTCTTGGCAGGGGCATCAGGTGTAGTTGTCGTGGAAAATATTGGGGGATATGATCGCGTTGCTTTTGTTGGTGGATATCCCGGCAATACCATAACAGCCGTTAACATATCTAATCCTTTGGACATTTCAATTATTGATACTATTACCGATGCTGATTATCTGGCTGGTGTTATTAGCATGGTTTACAAAGATGGATATTTATATTGTGCTGCAAGAACAGTTGATTGCTTGACGGTTTTGGATGTATCCGATCCAAGTGACTTATCTTATGTCACATCATTATTTGATGTGGTTTTGAATAGGTTTGATTCTATATCTGGATTGTTTTTGCGGGACAATTACATTTATTGTTGTTCGCGTTATACTTTCTGTTTTTCTGCTGTAAATATAGAAAATCCTGCTTCGCCATATATAGAGGGATCACTTGTTGATATTTGCAAGTTTAATGGCGTGTTTGTTTCGCATGTGGTTTCTGATAAATATTGTATTGTGACGAATATCTTTAATGCTGCCGTTATCTTGTTAGATATTTCCAATATTGCTGATATAAATATTGTAGACTACATACAGGATCCTCTGTACCTTGGTGGAGCCGATGACATTATGTGGTATGGTAATTATGCTTTTGTCTCCACTACAACAAGCAATCGTATGACTGTTATTTCCATACCTCAATTGATACAAAATGTTATTGTTATTATCAATGACTCACTCGGCGTCACCGATGCAAACACACCCACAAAGACAATCGTTCGCGGATTCGACGAGTCAATGGGCGTCGCAGATGACAAAAGTCGTGACATTGTGGCATTGCGAACATTGGCCGAAGCCCTTGGGATAACTGATTCGAATATTTCAACAAAAGGCATACTGCGAATCCTGTCCGAGTCGCTCGGCATTGCCGATGCAAAAATTCAGGGCGAAGGAAAGGCGATTTCCGATTCCCTTGGAATAACGGATGCGGCTGCTCGTTATCATTCTGCGATAAGAGCGTTTGCTGAATCTTTGGGCGTCATGGATGCACAGGTCGCATCGGCGGGAATTATCAAGATGATGGCAGAGTCTTTGGGCTTGGTCGATCTGCCGGTTGCGACTAAGGGCCAGCTTCGCACTATCGCAGACAGTCTCGGCTTAACGGATGATGCAGTTCGCAGCTCCGTCATTTTGAGGATCATATCCGAATCGCTCGGCATAACCGATTTGCCTTCGAGTATTAAAGTTCTCGACAGGATGGTAGCTGACACAATCGACCTGACGGATGCCGGTATGATTCGTGGCACGGCCGCAAGAATAGCCGAGTCTTTAGGCGTAACAGATTCCAAATTCAAGGGTGAAGGCAAAAAACTTTCCGATTCAATTGGCATGACCGATGAGGCCGCGAGGATTTGCATTACCCTGAAAGTCATTGCCGAATCACTCGGTTTGACTGATAGCATTTCCAGCGTCTGGGCGGCACTCAGAACGATATCCGACGATCTTGGAATAACGGATATTATGTCCGAGCAGTTCGTGCCGGGTGGGGAGGCTTTCGAGCGTACAGTAAATGATGCCCTGGGACTCACTGATAGCAGCTCCAAAATCCATATTGCACTTCGGATATTGTCGGACAATCTCGGCTTGATGGATTCCGTCGCGAAACTGTTCATCATCAGCCGCCTTATCAGCGACAGCGAAGGTTTAACGGACGGAACTATTCTGGCCAGAGTATTATCTGTGACGGACGGTCTCGGTTTGACTGATAGTTTTACAAGACTGCTGGCCGTTTTACGAATACAGAATGACACATTAGGCTTAACAGATTCCCTGACATCTTTGCTTTCAATTTTGCGAACGGTCATGGATTCAATGGGGATAGCTGACGCCGCTTCCAAAGGCGAGCACAAATCCCTTGCCGATTCGCTCGGCTTGACTGATTCCGTAACCCACGTTAATGCAGCCTTTAAGATAATAGCCGATTCTTTGGGCTTGACCGATAATCTGAGCCGCGTATGGACGGTACTTAGAGCTGTCGCCGATAATCTTGGCATCACAGATGTAATGGAGTATGAAGGTGTCGGAAACATTATCAAAGTTATCAACAACGCCATAGGTATTACTGATAGCACATCTAAAATCTTCGTTGTTCTCAGAAATCTTTCCGAAAATCTCGGACTCGGCGATGCAGTTGTCACCCTTTTTGCAATGAGTCGCTTGATTAGTGATAATGAAGGCGTCACTGATGGTGTTGTTCTCGGCAGGGTTTTGAAGATAACGGACAATCTCGGGCTGACCGACAATTTAACGAAGCTGCTGGCTATTCTCAGGACGCAGAACGATCCTGTTGGTTTAACCGACTCCCTCACTTCCCTATTGTCTATCTTGCGGGCTGTTTCCGAAGCAATGGGCATATCGGATTCTCGAACCAAAGACGAGGGCAGAACACTTGCAGATTCAATCGGTTTGACCGACTCGGCGTCCCGCGTCTATGTTGCCGTCAAGACTATAGCGGACTCGATGAGCCTTACCGATGATATGGGCCGGATATGGACCGTGCTGCGAACGGTTGCGAATACGCTCGGCATAACCGACTTGATGGAGTACCAGGCCCCTAATTTGATATACAAGGTAATCAATGATTCACTGGACCTGAGCGACAGTACAGAAAGAATATTTATTGTACTTCGCGTTCTTAGCGAGAATCTTGGCTTGACGGACGCCATAGCGAGCCTCTTTACGGTAAGCAGGATAATCAGCGATTCAGAAGGATTAGTTGACAGCATTATTTTGGATAGGCTCATAACGGTAGCGGATTCTCTTGGCATCTCAGATTCTGTTGTAAAGCTAATTGATTATCTGCGAACGCAGAATGATGCTATAGGTACGCTTGATGCCATGATTAAAGTAAGCGTTGCAATAAGGACGATTAACGACGGAATGGGTATTACAGATTTGGTAACGCATCAATTAGGTGCTCTTGTTAAGGCCGCATGGGCTTTTATGATTATGAGGCAGACAAATGGATGAAATGAAAAAAGATGGTACGTGCTTGAGAGGCGAGGTCATCATTGAACTAAAAGGCAAAGATGATAATCTTAAACTAAGGCATGTAGAAAAGGTTGTCATTGAACCAGCAAAATACGAAGACTGCTCTGTAGTATGTGATTTAACAAGTAGTATGAGAGCCGCAAAAGATTCTTTTGAAGTTATGATAGATTCGTAGTAATGAGGCAAACTAATGGATGAAGAATTAAAAAGTAAATTTATAAACGACTTGGATGAATGGCTCAAGACTGATGAACACTTGCTTGATTGCATAGGATATAGCGAAGGACAGGCTTGTTGCTTAGATAAAGAATTGGCAAGGTCATTTATCCTTAAATGGATGGAGGCAAACAAAACGACTTTTTTGGAAGAACTTGTTGAAAAAGCTCGGAATTATGGATGGAGCGGTGATTATGTTGAAGTGATAGATTTTGTCCAATGGTGTTTTCAAGAAAAGGGTGAAAAGCCACCTACCGACAAAGAGCTTGAACCTACAGACACATAATTGAAATGAATAAAACAAAGGAAACAAAACTGTCAATAGGTTATCATTATACCAGCAAGGAATGCTGGGAGAAGATTCAAACTGAAGGATTGCAACCATACACAATCCACAGGCGGGAGTTTATCCCTTACTTTAAGACTGATTCTGTTAATGGCATTTGGGTTTGGGATATGTTAATCACCGGATTGGCCCATAGGGGCTGCATACTTTATCAAATGGCTTACAAGAATACAATCAATGCAGTTCTTTTGCGTGTAAGATTTGACCGAAATAAAATCTTGCATGAACCGGGACATCCCGAAAATGAGGTCTTACTTGAGCATTATGGTCATATCGAGAATCTTAAATATCATACAGGGGAAGAAGAAGCTGTTATTGTGCTTGAACCTATACCGCCGTCACGAATTGAGTTAATTGAAAGATATTGTTTACTGGATGCCTGGAAAGAAGGAAGTGAAATATGGAATTCAAATTCACAGCCGACATAGAGTTTGAGGCTAAGGACATCGATGATGCCTTTGGTTTATTGAATAAACATTTTCAAAATCTTGTCAACGATACGGATGATGAAGAATCTGGTAATTGGGATGATAATTGGTTTGTTGGCGAAATGAATATAGAGCCAAAAGGAGCATAATTAAATATATAACATAATAACTAAGCCGAAAGAAAACCGGGCATAAGCGGGGTCATGTCCGCCGAGATGCCGTAACATCGCAGCCTTTACGGGGGCTTCGAGGTCGAAAGACTTTGAGGCCCCTTTTTCTTTTGGCAAAAAAAAACTCATTGAAAGGAAAAATGTAATGCAAGTACAACAAATGAAAAAAGATGGTATGTGTCTAAGAGGTGAGGTCATAGCCGTTCTTCGCGGGCCGGATGGCAAGGTCAAGGGAAGGCAGGTGACACATAATCTCGTCACTGACCAGGGCGATAATTTCGCAAAGTCAGCTATCTATACTGCCGCTTATGCGACATGGGGAATGAAGCTCGGCACGGCGTCAACTGCGGCGTCGAAAAGCGGGGCCGGAAGTTTTATTGCCGTTGGCGATTATGTCTCCGGCTCAGCCAAGGCCCTTGACGACAGCACACCTAAGCAGGGAGCATCGGCTAATATCTGCCAGTTCCGCAGGCTGTGGGCGGCCGGTGAAGGCACTAGCGCAACAATCAACCGTGTTGCTATCGTCGATAATACGACCGATGCCGGCGAAGCCGATGCAACTCACACCTTCGCAATCGCAGTTTTCGCTGCCCAGATCGCCAAGGGTGCGGATGATACGCTGACGGTGACATGGAACGTAACCTATTTAGGTGCATAGGCTTATGAATCTGGTTAGCAGAAGGGAGCTTAACCGATGCAATACGCATACACGGGCAGGGCCAATATTGTTGAATTGCCTATCGTGGCAAAGGCCAGTGGCGATCCGATTACGGCTGGTACTGTCAACTTTTATCTGGCTGCTAAAGATGGAGCCAATGCAGGCAAGTGGTATCGCGGATCCGACCTTAGCTGGCAGGCAGCCGAGTCGATTGCCGGTGCTGCTACGCATCGGGCCGATGGTCACTGGTACTTGTCCTTGCCGATCGCCGTTTGGACAAGCGGCGTAAGATACAGGCTCTATGCGAAAGAAAGCGGCAACCTTCACATTTCCGTCGGCGAGGATGTAATAGCGGATGTCTTTTCAATTTGGGATGAGAATAAAGTAACGGTGGGCGGGACATGGGATTTTTCAAAGGCGATGAAAGTCATAATGGCCTGGACTATGGGACTTGCAAGAGAAAAAACAGGATCGCCCGGAACTGTTGAGATTCTTGATCCCGATGATGGCACAACTGTTATCGCGGAGCTTGCACGCTCTGATACGACTCCCTACAAAACTGTGACGGTGAAAATCTAATGGCAATAACTTTCAAAGGCGGTGATCTGTACTCAATGCTGTTTGGCGGCATTATCGAGTCGGTCGATACTCCATCAGCCCCAACGGTATCGGGTACGCCTACTGAGCTTGATAGCGAGCTGCTTGAAGATGTTTACGATATCATCGACGAGTTTGGGAAAGTTGTTACGTTCTGGGTTTACGGCTCGGCAGTTTATGACCCGCTAACAGGTAAGGAAGCGCTCGGCGATGCTACTCAATACAATCTTAAAGTCATTCCGCCATATTCGGTCGAATTGAAATATGTCGATGGCGATCTTGTTAAGGCCGGCGATATGCTTTCCGGCGTTCCATCGAAGAATATCGAATTTACCCCGGTCCAGGGAATGAGCGTTACGGTTGGAAGTAACATTTGGACAATCATACATGTTTCTCCGATATACAGCGGCGAATGGATATGCCTGTATTTGTTCCAGTTAAGGAGATGATTTATGGCATGTAAAGGTAAAAGCAAATGGTTCTATATTAACAAGGCCAAAGGGAAAAAGGGTAGAAAGAAAAAACGCTGAGAAATGGAGTCAAACCTTGCACAATTCAATAGTGAGGTGACGCAATTTGCACAGAGTATTCCGGGCAAAGTCACGTTGTTACAGAAGAAGGTCGTTCTTGAAGCACTTCGAAGGCTTGTCGAAAAGACCGCTGTGGATTCAGGACGCGCTCGAGGGAACTGGCAAGCGACTATCAACAACCCGGCAGAAGGGCAGGTAGAGGGCGATTGGCCGGCAACAAAAGGTCCGCCAAGAACAACAAGGCCACCGCTCAGGCCAGAAGATAAAGAAGTAATTGCTAAAGGGCTTGCCGCCCTGTCCGGACTTCCCCCATTCCAGGTTGTATGGATATCGAACAATGTCGATTACATCGAGTTCCTTGAACATGGCGACAGGGTTTCTAAACAGGCCCCGGAAGGTATGCTCGCCGTAACAATCGAAGAGCTTAGGAATATGTTCACGGTGGTTGAATGACAAAGACTGAAATAACAAACGCGATACGCAGCAGGTTCGAGACACAGATTGCCGATGTTCTGTCTTTGGTCACGCAATACGACAATCAATCAGCAGATAAGCCGGACAAGGTACAATGGTGTAGACTTACAATAATTACCGGAGAAACGATGCAGGCGTCAATAGGAAATCCATCCGGTCAGAGATTCCGAACGCCTGGTATTATGATAGCCCAAATCTTTTGTCCCATAGGAGCAGGAGATAGTGGTCTGTGGGACTTGGCAGATTCAATAGAGTCTGCTTTCAGGTGCGTTACCGATACCGGAGTAACTTTCAAAACTCCGTATTCGACTAAAATTGGAAAAACCGGCAATGAATGGCAGATTAACGTCACCTGCCCTTTCTATGCCGATGATATTGGGTAAAGAAAATCCTATAAATAAGAATGTAAAATTATTATAGCCAGAAGATAAGCAGGCACAGGCGGTTGATCCCCGCCGAGTGCTATACCACGAGCCTGTATAGAGGCCATCGAGTAAATCGGTGGCCTTTTTCTTTTGGCGAATTGAAAGGGCAAAAAATGACAATAAGTGACATTAGCAGAGTCAGGCTGGCATCCATCGAGGAAACGACATTAGGTCAGCAGGTCACGGGCTCAAATTTGCAGAAGCTGCGGATTACATCTGAAACATTTAAGCAAGTGACCAATATCGTAAATTCCAACGAGATACGCGATGACAGGCAGATCGTCGGGGTTATCAGAACGCGGGTTGCCGTTGAAGCTGGTATCAATTTCGAGCTTAGTTATGCGAGCTTCGATGATTATCTCGCGGAAGTTCTTATGTCGGCAAACGTCAAGGCCCAGGGAACTCTGACTTTAGA